AAATAGAAAGAATTAGATTGTTAAAAGAACAAGAAGAAAGAGAATTAGAAAGAGAAAGAATTAGATTGTTAAAAGAACAAGAAGAAAGAGAATTAGAAAGAGACAGAATTAGATTGTTAAAAGAACAAGAAGAAAGAGAATTAGAAAGAGACAGAATTAGATTGTTAAAAGAACAAGAGAAATCTAAATTATGGGGAGATATAGAAGAAGATTATGACGAATTTGACAATTTTGATAAATTTTTGAGAATTCAAAAAGAACTTTTACCATCAAAAACACCATCAAAAATAAAAGAACCAAGTTTTGAAGATATACCAGAAGTATCAAGACGAACAGGAGCAAAAGATAATAAATCTTTATTACAAAGTCAACATAAATTAAAGAAATGTTTTGGATTATTTAAATAAATATGAAAAAAATAAAAATAAAAATATTAGGTTTAAATGTTCTTTTTTATAATTAAATATAATTAATTATAAAAAATGCCAGTTGATAAAATATTAGTTTCGCATGTAGTTTCAGAAGTATTAATAATATGTGGTGTTACATTTTATTTTCATAAAAAATGTGCTAGACTTCAACAACAAATAGATGAATTAAATTCAAAATTAGAAAAATTAAATGCAAATTCTTATATATCTTCATTAAAAAGACAAGAACAATTTGAAGTACAAACAGTGCAACAAATAAATAAAATATACTCTATTTTAAATAATATGAACAATTTTACTAATATGAATAATCTAAATAACATAGAAAATACATCTACTAATTTTAAACCAGTATATAATGAATCAATTAGAGAAAATTATAATATTGTACAACAAGACTCACAAGTAAACAAACAAGGAACACCAGTACCAATAAATAAACCACAAGCTCATCAGAATACATTATTAAGTGGATTGTCAAACGGTTTATCTATGTTAAGTTCATTACCTATATCAACTATGTTTCAAGTTGTAATGAAAGAAAAACCACCTCATCCTGATGAATTATTTCAAAATATGGATATAAACAAAGAATTAAATAAAAATAAAATTGTTGAAATTGAAGATGAAGAAAATGAAATAGATAGTAACAAATTAGATGATGAATTACAAGATGAATTAAATGATTTAAAATCAAATATAACAACAGCAATGAATACACCAGTATTAACTCCATTAACACCATCAGACTCAAATATGGTTAGTTTAAATTTATGTGAAGATGGTGTATGTAAATTAGATATGAATAAATTAAATAAAAATGAAAATGAAGAACTAGATTTAAATATTCCATTAAACAATATACAAGTATCTGACAATTCAGATACCGAAAAATCTAGTCCTTTAAGATATATATCAAATATACCTCAAAATAAAAGAGGAAGACCAAAGAAACAATAATACTGTTAAATTATAATTTTAATTTTTCTTTCATTTTTAATTTTATATTTTCAAAATATTCATCAACATCAAAATTTTTATTAAAAACTGGTTGATTTACCATATTTAAATATAATTTATCATCGTTATCTAATTTTTTAATTTTTTCTATAGCAATATCAATATTTTCTTGGTTATAATCTTCAATATAAATAAAAGAATCACAATTAAAAAAATCACATATAAACTTAGAACCCCAATATATAGGAATAATAACAGAATTATATCCATGTAATATTTTTTCAGTAATATAAACATCATTTTGACTATTTTCAAAAGTAATTATAAACTTGTATTGGGAAACTAACTTTTCAAAATCATCTTGTTCAAAAGGAGCAAGTATACCTGTATTATTTAGACAAGGACCTAAAGAGTCAACTTGTTTGTATAAAGAAAGTTGATTAAAAAAATCCATTCTTTCAACTTTAGGTTGTTTTGTTATAAAACAACAAAATTTAGGTGGAAGTTCAGTTCTTATAGGTTTATTTTTTAAAAAAATAGATTTTGGAACCTCATATCTATAAATAGTTAGTAGCAATTGAGCAGGACAAGTTATTAAATTTTTAGTTCTAGAATTATCTTTTATATGAAAAGATAAATTTGTATCAAAAATATCATGTTCATTTAGAATAGGTTCAGCATTAAAAAATATATTTTTTTTATATTTATGTATATTTAAATAATTCTGTATAAAAACAGAATTTATAACAATATCAGAATCTAAAATATTTTCACAATATTCAATATCAATAAAAGAAAATAAAAATTTCCAAAGATAAAAAAATTCATTAAATATATCTTTGTTTGATTTCCAAAAATTATCAAAATATATTTTCATTTTATTTATATATATTTTTTAATTGAATTGATATATATATATATTTTTATATTATATTTTTTTAATTAAATTAGTTAAAGAAATATAAAATTAAAAAATTAAAAAAATTAACAAAATAAACATTTACATTTTGAAGATAAACAATCATTACATAATTTTGAATTTTTATTTTTTACAATAGATTCACAATCTTCACAATAATTTAAAGTAACATCTTGCATTTCTTCAAGTATAGTATATTGATTGTGATTATGTTCATTATTAATAACTGTTTTAATGTTTATATTTTTATTATCAGTATTAATATAATTTAAAACATCATTCATATTAAAATTTTTATTTATATATTGATTAAATTTTATATAATAATATTTATTATCTATTGTATTTTTAGAGTAAATAGAAGTATAAGATAACCTATTTAATTCAAAATTATGAAATGAATAAATTTTTAAAACAACATCATTTATAAATTGAGGAAATGAATGTTCAATTATATTTATAAACACATGTTTTATAAATTTATTATATTTTAAAATTACATATGAAAATAATTTTTTTCCTCCAATTACAAATATATTTTTGTTATAAAATAATTTTCCTTTTTTACAATTTTCCATAAAAATATCAAATGTTTTAAATATATGATCAGGTTTATCCGACCCTGACACCTTTATATTTGATAGTTGATTTGAAGATATAACTATATTTGTTCTATTTGGTAATTTTTTTTTAATAGAATTCCATGTATTTGAACCCATTACAATTATATTATTTGAATCATCTATTCTATTAAAATTTGTTGTCATATCTTTAAAATACTTCAAGTCTTCTTTAAAATTCCATGGTAAATTGTTATTTCTTCCAAATAAACCAGAACTATCAACACAAAATATTAAATTTAACATTTTTTATTAAAAATAATAAATATAATTAAAGAGTATTATATATTTAATATAATTAAAAATATTTAATTTGTTTATTTAATTATTTTTTAATAAAAAAATGAATGAATTATCTAAAGATAAAGATGAAAGTACTTTTAAATTTAAAACATTATTATCTGAAGAAGTAATTAAAGATGAAAATGACGAAGGATATGTCCCTTGGACCGAGCAAAGTGATTCTTCCTTGTTAGGCGAAGATGAGTTCCCCTTGGAACATAATACCAACCTAATCCTTGATGATAATAACGAAGAATATACTTTACACTACAGTGATAACGAAAGTAATAATGAAAATAATACAAAAAATAAATACAAATGTGCTTTTACAAATATTTTAAATATACAAAAAGAAAATAAAATAAATATGGAATATAAATTATGGTTAAATAAAAATTATAAAGAATTACAAAGTGCATTTTATATAATTAATAAAAATTATTTTGATAAAGTTAAATTAAATAGAGAAATAAATTTTAAAGAATTTACAGAATTTTGTTTTTTTTCAAATTAATAATTTTAATTTAAAAATTTAAATTAAAATTAAATTAAAATTAAATTAAAAACTATACAATAATTAAAATTAAAAATAAAAATTAAAAAAAACAAAATGAGCACTATTTTAAAAAAAGATTCATTTGTTAATTTTAAAAAAATAAATTTTAAATTTTTATTTAATGAAAATAAAATATCAGTTCCATATTCTTTAAATAATAAAAATATATTTATAATAAATGAAAACTTAAATAAACAAGATTTTGTTTTAAATGTACTTGAAGAATTAAGAGATTTTGATAATAAAAATGGTACTGAATTGTTCAAGAATATATTATATAATGATTTAAAAAAATTTATATTTTATTAATTATAAATTTAAAAAAAAACATTAAAAAAATCTTTAAATCTTTAATATTGTAATTATTTTTTTAATTATGAAATTATTTTTTTCTTAATCTGAATTTAGTTTATTTTAAATAAAAAAGGTTTAAAGAATAAATATATATAACAAAATATATATATAACTCTCAAATCAACTAATAAAATGGCTCCTAAGAAAACTACTGTTCAAACATCAACTTCTTCTGAACAACCTGCTTCAACACCTGTTCCTGCTCCTTCTGAGACTGTAAAGGCAAAGAAGAGTAAGAAGACTGAACAACCTGCTCCTGTAGTTGAATCTACTCCTGTACCTGTTTCTTCTGAGACTGTAAAGGCAAAGAAGAGTAAGAAGACTGAGCAACCTGCTCCTGTAGTTGAATCTACTCCTGTACCTGTTTCTTCCGAATCAACTGTTGTAGAAAAACCAAAGAAAGTTTCTAAGAAGAAGCAAACTGAAGAATCACAATCAACTGAATCCGCAGTTGTTTCCGAATCAACTGTTGTAGAAAACCCAAAGAGAGTTTCTAAGAAGAAGCAAACTGAAGAATCACAATCAACTGAAACTCAATCGAGTGAATCATCTTCTGAAAGTGGTTCAGAAACACAATCAAGTGAAAAGCGTGTACGTAAGGTAGTAAATCAAGATACTTTAAAGACTGATGTTGAACAATTAAAGCAACAAGTTGAAGATGAAATTCAACGTTTAAGAACTTCTGAACAAAGAAATAAGGGTGTTAAATTTTTAAAGGTTGTTAACAAGTCATTAAAGTGTTTATCTAACGATTTGAAGCGTGTCTTAAAGACTAAGAATAAGAATGTTCGTAGTAAGAATACTTCATCTGGTTTTATGAAACCAGTAAGAATTTCAAATGAAATGGCTCAGTTTACTAACTGGGATCAATCACAATTATATTCTCGTAACGTTGTGACAAAGTTTATCTGTGATTATGTTAGAGATAATAATCTTCAAAATCCTGAAGACCGTCGTCAAATTTTATGTGATGATAAGTTAGCATCTTTATTGAAGTATGATAGACAAACTTCATCTTTTCCTCTTACTTATCCTGGTATTCAAAAGTATATGCAACATCACTTCTTTAGTGATTTTTCTTCAGTTTCTGAAGAAGTAGTTCAACCTTAAATATAATATAATATATATTAATTAAAATTATAAAAATAGATTTTTTATTTAAAAATAAATAAAAAATCAAAAAGGTAGGAGGTTACAAATTAAAAAATTATATATATTCATAAGTTGAGTTATAATTATCTAGATATTTATAAAATAACGATTTACAAAAATTATACACTGGTTTTTTTAATTGTGAATTTACTAAATTATGTATTTTACAACTCCATTCAAATAAACTTATAGTAGTAATACTATCATTTATATTTAAAGGAATTAATTTTAAATTTTGTCTTAAATGTTTTCTACATTCTTCACATGGAATAACATATGTTAATGTTTTAATAAATTCATTATAATATACAAGTTTTTCTTTTTTAATATTTGCAGCAAAAAAATGTATCATCATCCAAATTGATGGTCCCCAGTCATTTTTTGTTATTATATTAGTATCAGAAATGGTATATATATTTAATGCTTTTTCATATGATATATTTTCAACAAAAATATAATCCTCTAAATCATCATTCAATTCATTACTATTTACTATTGATTTTATTTTATTATTTATATAAGAAGTACATATATCTATCTGTTTTTTATCCATTTCTAAACTTATACAAAAATTATTAAGTATAGTTTCAACATCTTTTTTACTAAAATTTGAAATGTAATGTTTTATATTTTTTATAAATTTCATAAAATTAACATAAGAATGTAATTTGTAAGACCATTTAAATTTGTCTTTTGTTGTTTTTAAATTATTTAATGAATATTTATTAATGAATTCTTTCATATGTCTTGAATATTCTTCATTTGGAAGAAGTTCACTTATACATTTAATAAATATAATATATGCATTTTCAGTTTCATGTTCTTCACCAGGTAAAGCATTTAAGAAATTAGAAACATAATGAATACCTTTCCATATCATAGAATATGCATATTTATTTTCATTTTTAACTTGTATTAAATTATTAGTTTTTGAATTTTTATACTTAACAAATTTGTAGTTGTTATCTGTTTCAAGTGTATTAACTTTATTATTAAAATTACTATTACTAAAATTATTTAAAACACTTGTTTTTGGAGGAGGATATAAAAATGATGTTTTGTTTAAAAAATTTATATTTTCATAATTCATTTTTATAATTTACAAATAATATTTATTTTTTTATAAATACTATTTTTTATTTAAGGTAATTTTTTGTTTAAATAAAAAATATACATATAAATACTTTTTTATTTATAATTTAAATTTATCAAAATGAAAAAAAATAATAAAGTTAAAATTGTTAAAGTTCCTCTTAAACAAAAGAGCAAGGATATATATCCCAACTTTCCTTCTATGCCTATATTATATTTGGAATTATTAGAAAATAAGGATAAAATTAAACCCGAATTAAGAAATAAAGACTATGTTCCACCTGTAAATGAAATTTCTGATAATAAAACTTCAGAAAGTAAATCATCTGATGATATTGAATCAATTATTTACAAAGATATTGAAGATGAAATGAAGTTGTCTTCAAAAGAAAATAAAGAAAAATTTGATTATAATATTTCAAATTCTAATTCTGATAAGTTTTCTAAATATAATTTTAATGAAGAGACATCAGAATATAATGATAAAGATTACAACGATGATAAATATGATGAACGATATAATGATAAAAATTATAAAGATGATGATTATGATTATGATAAATATAGTAATAAAAAAAAATATGATAATTATGATGATAGATATAGTGATGATGAATATGATAAACATAGTAAAAAAAAATATAAACATGATAAATATGACAAATATGATAAATATGACGATAGATACAGTGATAATGATTATGATGATTATGGTAAAAAAAAACATAAACACGATAAATATGACAAATATGATAAACACGACAAATATGATAAATACGATAAATACGATAAATACGATAAATACGATAAATACGATAAATACGATAAATATGATAAATACGATAGTGATAATGAACAAATAAATCAATATGGTAAGGATAAATATAATAAATTTAGATATAATTCAGATAAAGACGATAGAGTAAATGATGTATTAAATGGAAAAATATTTAATGAAAATAGAAATAATAGAATTGAAAATAGAAATGATGATACACAAAATAAAAATGTAAATACAAATTTACAAAATGATAAAAGTGTGCCTCCAAAATTATCAGAAATTGATAAAGGAAATGTAAATTTTAAAGCTAATCCTTTGAATTATACTAAAATTAATAGACCAGATGAAGATGAAACAAATAAAAAAAGAGAATTATTGTTTCGTTTTGATATTTTAAGACGGTCATATAAAGGTGCACATATTCCTGAATATTCTGAATATACAGATTTAATAACACTTCAAAAATCATATGACGATACAGTAAGAAGATTAGCTCTTGATTCTAATGTTGAAAATTATAAAAAATATTTAATTGGAGGATTTATGTTGGTAGAATATGTATTTGGTATGTGGTTTAAATTTGATATGAAAGGATTTACACAACAACAAATGTTATCTATGAATTCATATGAAAGATTACTTATTGAAATTGGAGAAAAGAATTATATTGAAACTGAAAGTTCATGGCCAGTAGAAGCAAGATTATTATCAATGATAGTTATAAATGCGGTTGTATTTTTAGTATCTAAAATGGTTTTTAATAAAACAGGTGCAAATTTATTAAATATGATGAATTCAATTTCTGGTATAGGAGGAGATAATAAAAATACAAATCAATTTACACAGTCTTCAAATAATGTTGCAAAAGAAGAAAATGAAGTTCAAGAAAATATAAATAGTGCAAATGGTTTAAAAAATGGTACTGGAGGAATGAATATTTTTTCACAGAAAAAGAAAATGAAAGGACCAAATGTTGATTTAAATGAATTTACTTTTATAAGCGAAGAAGATACAAAGAAAAAGAATAACTAGTTTTTTCTTAAAAATCTAGAACACTTTGGATGTTTTTTTCTAATTTGACTATATGCAATTGCTATTGCTTGTGATGGTGATTTTATTTTCTTATTTCCTGATTTCATTTCTTTCATATTAATACTTATTTTTTGACTTACTTTACTTTGACAATATTTTTTTGAATTTTTTTTATATGTTCTCTTACTTCTCTTACTTTTCTTACTTTTCTTTGTTAGTTTGCTTTTTTTTAATTTAGGTTTATTGCTTTTTTTATATGAACGTTTATTTTTAGAATATTTACTAAGCATTTTTAATAATAATAAATATTATTATTAAAAAAATTATTCAAATAATTCAACAAAATCGTTTTTAACAAGAGCATTAAAATTGTTAACTGGTCTTATACTTAAAAGTATATTTGTTTGTAAAAGAGGATTAGGATAAGAAGGACTTAAATAATCATTTTCTTGATATTGAACAACAGTTTGTCCGTCAGGCATTAATATTCTAATTCTAGTATCTTTATCAGGTCTATATGCTAAAATTTGTCTTTGTTCAGATTCATTATAGGTTTTTAAAACAAAAAAAGAAGTAGGTTGGTCATAATATGTTTTATCTATATAAACTTTAAAAATAACATTTTGATTATTATTATTTGAGTACATAATACTTGTATTTCCTCTATCACCTTCATTAAAAATTTCAACATAAAAGAAAGGATAATTATCAAGATATCCTCCGTTACATACTTTTAAAATTTTATTTGGCATAATTAAATGTTTTAATCTAATTTCATAATATTTTATTTCAGTATAAGGAAGACCTCTATAATTTAAAGGTCTATAATTTTCTCTAATTAAACTATTAAAAGAAATTTCATCAAAACCATTATTTAAAAATCCACTCAAAGGCATAGCAGGAGATATTGTAACATAATAAAATACTTGTGATAAATATAAAAGTGGATATATAGTGCTATTAAATGAATTATAAGGTGCAACTGAATTTATACCATAAAAAAATGTTGCACCAAGAGCATTACCACCAGGTGTTACATCTTCAAGAGTGAGAGTATAAGGCTGACCAGCAGTTAAATCTAGACTTAAATCTGATAAAAATATAGAAGTTATATATGGTTCTAATAAATTTTCAACTTGATAATCTTTTTGGTATAAAATTGCACCAGCAACACCAGAACCTAATCTATACTTAATTCTAATAGTTCTTTGAGAGTTATTAGGAACATCTACATAATCTGGATTTGCTAAATTTAAAGATGAAAATGAACTTAAAGCAATTAAAAAAGGATTGATAACACCAATATTTTGATTAAAAACAAATTCAAAACCAACTTCACTTCCAACAGGTATAATATCAAATGGATTTAATGTTGAGTTATTTACTATAATGGGAGCATCAATTGTAGTATTAAAAAAGAATCTAGGAAAAATATCAAAATTAATAGTTGATGAATAATCTGTATTACCACCATAAATATAAATATAACCATTTGCATTATTATCACCAGTAACATCTCTAACAGAAAATAAATAATTGTTTCCAGAAGTTACAGGAATTGGCCCAAAACCAGAAATTATATAATCTAAATGAGAAGAAAATGTTGTTGTTCCAAGTGTATAAGGTATAGCCACAATTCCAGTTCCAAGCAAAGTTAAAGAAGAATCATAAAAATTAACTTGTAATAATCTTTGTCTTGGAGGACCAGGAGTAGTAGATTGAAAGCACATTAAATTTAAGGTGATGTCATTAATATTAGTATTTGAATTAGCAACAAAAATAACATATTGTTCAGTAGATGTACTTATTGGCTGAGATTGAACAAAATCAGTAGATGCAAAATTATCCCATATAGTAATTTCATTTTTATTAATAACATTAATTGCATTTATTTTTAAACATGGACAAAAACCATTAAAATTTGTAGTTATTAAAGATTGAGTATTATTTATTTCTGGTGCTTCTATATATCCATTAAAATTTATATATCCTGTATTATTATTACCAGCAGGTGTAACATCTTGAAAAGTTACAGTATAGTATGAATTTGGATTAAGATAAATAAGAGGACCAGTATAATATGAGTTATCAATATATCTAAAATCAACATTTAATTGAGTATAACGAAATGTATTATTTATAGTATTTATACATAAAATAAAATCAAGTTGTTGATTAGCAATAAATGGAATATTATCTGAAGGTGTTATATAAAAATTTACACTAAAATTAATAGTATTAACTGATGGATTATAAAATGATTTTAAAGTAGTACTTGTTCCTGAAATATTTACTTTTAATATAAAATCATTAGCATTAAGAATACCATCTGTGAAACCATTAAATGTTAATGTAATTCCAGCTAAATTTTGATAATTTGCTGGAATAGTATATGAAGAAGGTAATGCAGTATCATTGTATCCATTTGGTAAATAATTAAATGCACCTGAATATAACCAACAAGTATAGTTTGAAGTTGTATTTGTAAACGTAAGAGATCCTGAATTTATATTTAATGGAGTATCTAATTTATATAATTCAATTTGATTTGATGGATAATTATAAAGAGTAATAGTCATAGTAAAATTTGTAATAGGATTTGTTACAGTGTTTATATTTGATGATATCGCAAATATAAAATCTAAATTTTGTTCAGGATTTAAAACTAAATCTAAAGCATTATCTATTTTAAAATTAATAGTAAATGCACCACCTGGTGGGTTTGGATCGACTGCTATATTACTTTTTGTGTATAAACTTGTATTTGAACCACTATTGTTTATAATCAAAATTAAATCGTCAGTATTTAATCCAGTTATAGAATTTCCAGTTAAAGTTACTACTATATATGAATTTTGATTGATATCTGAAGGAACAACATATGAACAAGGGTTATGATTAACATTATATTTATTTGGTAAATATACAAAATTAGCTAAACCATTTGAATATAACCAATAAGTTGTATATGTTTCATCGCTTGATAAATTATAATTATTAAAAATAGTTGAAGGTAAAGGATTATAAACTGAATTATTTAGAGATATATTATTTGAATATAATACAGTATTATTAAGATTTTGACCTTCTATAATTTTAACTTGTAAAATTCTATTTGTTGTATCATCGAATACATCTGTATCAAGAACAAAATAAAGAGGCAAAGATAATCCTTGATTAAATATTCTAATTCCTTGTTCTATTGAAGTGCTAATAAAACTATTATTTCCAAAAGCATTTATTTGATTAACATAATCAACTGAAAATCCTTGAAAAGTTAAATATGGAACACTTTGAAAACCAAATAATTCAACATTTATAAGAGAATTGTTAGAACCTATTAAGTTTATAAATCCATTTGCGTTTCCACCATCTGTTACATCTTGTATAAAAACATTTACAGTATCTTGGTTATAAGTTGTTGTTCCTATTGTTCTTTGAGGTCTTAATAAAACTGGAGTTTCAAAATAAATTGTTACAGTTTGTTCTGTATAAGGAACTACTGTTATATTAGAAGTAGTTCTGTAATATTGAATAGTTTCAGGTATGTTTAAATCACCAACAAATAATTCAATAATAAGTAATCTAGAAGCCTGTGAAGAAAATACTCGTATATCCATGGTATATAAATAATAATAATTTGTTCCAGTATAAAGAAATGATAAACCTTTTGAATTATAATAATTTATTAATTCCATATCTGCTTGATTATTTGGATTGCCATATTGACCGTAATATTCTTGAACCCAACTTTCTTGTGGTACAATTTGGTCAAATGATGTAATTGATGAAGTTTTTTCTCTATGTGGTCCATTCAAAAAACGAATTATACTATTTAAATATAACTGTTTTGAAATAGAAAAATTAGAAGATAATATACTTAATTGATTTACACTTTTATCTCCTGAAATTTTATTTACAATTGGAAAAGTTTGTCCTGGAATATATTTTAATTCAATTGGTACAATATTTGCAGTATAAAAGTTTTTAAATTTTCTAAAAGTATATTTTTTACCAGGTTGAGGAATTGCAACAAATGGTCTATCAACTGTTACAACCTTTGTAATATTATCATAATAAACAACATTTCTAAAATCTCCATCTATTTCAATTGTTGTATTTACATAAAAGTTTGGAATATTACTTTCAGATTGATCTAATTGAATGTGCAATTCGTCCTTACTATAACCAGTTACATTTAAATTAGCAGGTTTTGAGGAATTTGATATAGGTGTGGCATCATCTATTAAATCTACAAAGTTTTGATAATAACTTGTAAATGTATTTGTATTATTATTAAACACAGGAACATTATAATCACAAGGATTTGGATATAAATTTCTATTTCTATAAGTACTGTCAAAATCCATATATTTTTTCGAAATATCTGTTAGATTTTCTTCATATACTTTTGGTTTATTAATTTCTTCAATGTAATTATAATATTTTTTTCTATTTTTTACTGATTCTTCAATCTTATATTTATCAAGGTCATTATCATATGTTTTATTTGACAATTTTTTCTTTTTTTTTAATGGGACATAATTCAAATAACTCATTTTATTTTAAGTAAATAAATATATTTAATTATAATTAAAATTCTTTATATTTACATATTATTTATTTAACAAAATTTCCATTTATTCCCACATTCAGCACAAGTTACAAAATTAGTCATAGGTTCATCAGAAGAACGTGTTTGTAATTGATAAGAATATGTTTTCTTACTTTTACATTTAGAACAAGTATGAATACCTTCACAAACTTGAATAGATTCAGTTAAATACTTGAATTGTTTATATTCCTTAAATCTTTGAGTTGAAAATTCATTTGAATCAAATAATACATTATTTTTAGATAATTGTTCATATAATAATATAACAACTTCTTTTTGTAATTTTGTGTTTAAATTATATTTTAATTTTGTATATATTTCATATGATATTTTTAAATAATTATTCAAAAATTCTTTTTCTTCTAAATGTTGTTCATATAACAATTTTAAGTTATTATTTTTTTTATATAATCTTATACAAACGTTATATATATTCGATTCTATAACTTTTATATCTTTTGTATTTACTTCTTTAGAACCATTTTTTAAAAGGTTTGATAATAACATTTTATTATTTTCTCTTAATTGTTGAATTGTTTTTGGTTCATGTCTCGAACTGATATCTAAGGTTACAGAAGACTTTTTTTCAACATTATTTGATATTTTTAAATGTTTAAGATTATTAATTAATTTATAACCAAAAATATTTTTTCTTCTTTTTATTATCTTTTGAAATTTTATTTCATTATCTTCTATAAAAGTTTCATTATTATCTTCAATTTCATTTTCAATACTTTCATCATCAATCGAATCTATTTCTTGAATTTCACTTTCTATATCATCTTCTATGTCATCTTCTATATCATCTTCTATATCATCTTCTATATCATCTTCTTCAATTTCTTCTTCTACTTCATCGTCAATTTCCTCTTCAATTTCTACTTCTACTTCATCATCAATTTCCACTTCATCATCAATTTCCTCTTCATCATCAATTTCCTCTTCATCATCAATTTCCTCTTCATCATCAATTTCCTCTTCTTCTTCAACTTCATCATTAATTTTATCTTCATCAATTTTATCTATTTTATTTTTAATTTTAATTTCTTTATTTTTTAAAAAACTTGAAGTCATTTTATACTCTATCAATTCGATTAATATAATTTATATTTCAAATTAAATAAATCATTTTTTTATATTATTTTAAAAAAAATAATATAAAAAAAAAGAATGTGTATAATTGGATTTTTAGTTATTTTATTTTTAATTTTAATTTTATTTTTTATATTAAAAATATTTTTAAATATAATAAATAAAATTAAAACTTATAGGAATAAAATCAAAACAAATAATATAATAAAAACAACAGATAAATGGTTTGAATTATTAATAAAAAAAGATAAAGATTTATTATATGATATGTTTTATAAAAAGAATACAATAATTGTAAAATTACAAGATAAAGAAACAATAAAAAATAATATAAAATTTTTTTTAGATTATTTTATTAAAATTCCAAAAATAAAAATATTAAAAAAGGAATATAATATATCAAAAATATCAGATAATATATATATAAATACAGTTTTTATTTCTTGGGAAATAAATAATTCATTTAATAAAAATTTAAATTTAAAATTTATTTTTATTTTTAAAAATAATCTTATTTTTGAATTACATTTTTTTGAAATTTAAAAATCATAAAATTACTTCTTGTTTACACATAGGACAAAATTTATTATCTTTTAACCACCATATAATAGTTGCATTTTCTAAACATTCTTCTCCATTTTCATGAAATAAATGACCACAAGGTAATTCATAATATTTTTGTAATATTTCAATATCATATTGACATATGCCACAACAAGGTTGTTTGTTTTCAAATAAATCATTATCCATTATTTTATATTTTAAATTTGATAAATTTTTTGTAGGAATTTTATGTTTATGTTTATTATGAAATTCTTCTGGGTCATTTTCAATTTGATTTAATAATTGTTCATATTCTATAATTTCTTCTAAATTTCCAACTTTTTTTTCTTGTATATAATATTGATAACTTAGTAATAAAAATCTACATCTTGGTAATATTCCATATTCACAAATATATTGTTTCATAATATTATAAACAATTTCGCGATTATAATTTTGTTCTAATCTATTAAAACAAACAAAAAAATTACATCTACATAATTTAATTCTATCTAACCAGTTTATTCCTTTTTTTATAATGTCATCTAATGTAATTGTTTCTAATTTTTCTGTAATATAATTATCATCAATAAAAGTAAATGGTGAATAACCACTTGTTATTAATTCGTATACAATTCTAATTAACATGTCATTTATAAAAATTCTACTATTGTTGTTTTTTTCATTTCTTATAAGTTTAATTAAATGTTGTCTTATTTTATCTGTATGTCTTGTGATACCATATGTATATGATTCATTGTAACCAATATTTACAACAGTTGTGTATGTTGAAGTTAACATATTAAATGAACTAGACATTTTTATAAAAATGTATTTTATTGTGTTTATTTTATACTATTTATTTTTTTATAATTTCAATTTTTTAAATTATAAAAAAAATATTTATTTTGGTTGTGTTGGTTTTAACATATCAGAAACAGAACCAACAACAGTCTGAAGATCAATACCATTATTTGTTAAAGTTGAAGATAAATTTGTAGCTATATTGTTTATATCAATGCCTGAACTATCCATGCTTTCTTTTACATTTCCCATTATTCTATTGATATCAATAGTTCCATCTTGAAAACCTGTGCTTATTGTTGAAACAACTTCATTAATAACTCCAGAATTCATAAGACCCATAATAGCACTTATAGGATCAGTTGCATTTGGATCAATACTTTTTTCAATCTTTTCAACAATATTAGAAACAAAATTTTCTTCTTTTTCGGTTGGTTTTAATGTACGTTTTAATAATGAAACAGTTTCATTATTTGGGTCATAATCATTATACAAAACTAATAAATGACTCCATATTGCTTTCTTTGATTCTTCATCTGCCATACTAAATATTTCATCCATTTGAATTTTTACTTTTTGAGAATATACAATATTTGTTTCTTTTAATAAAGATGCATTCTTTTCCATAATTGCATCCCTGTTCTTCTTTAAAAAATCACGAAAATTATTTATATGTTTTCTAATAGCATCTTTATGTGTAATTTTAGTCTTATCCACTAAATGTTTATACAACATTAAAGAATGTTGTTTCTTACCATACAAGTCTGATAAATCACAAACAAAATCACAAATATGACTAAAGGTTTTATAATTACCGTCCATTTTATATTAGTTAATATAAATTATGTTTAAAATTACTATTTTATTAAATAATGTAATTATTTAAACAGGTTTAGATATTTTTATTAAAAATTTTTTTAAATAACATATTCAAAATCCATTTTATTTATAAATGAAAAATGTTTTTTTATATCATATCTATGATATAAACTTTCAGGAACTGTAACTAAATATCTTTCATATATTGTATAAAAATAAACTGGAATATTTTCTTGAATAATTTTATATAAAAAATCTTGAATTAGTTTTGTGTTATCATATGATAATTGTGTAAAACATATATTTGTAAATAATAAATTCTTATTCACTAATTCGTTAGATACAATTATATTTGATTTAACATCAAAATCAAATTTTTCATAAATAAATTCATTCCAATTATCTCTTTCAAAGTATAAAATACCTTTATTAGATGTTAGTTCTAATAGTTTTGAAATGTCATCTAATATCCAATCTTGTGCACTTGAAATAAATCTATTATGTGATTTTTGTATATCACTATCATTTGTATTGTTAGGCAATTCTGTTGCCATATCTGAAAATGCAAGTAAAGGATACATAAAGTAATTATTCATACAATCTAATCTGCACATATCCCAATCAATTGCATAATTCATTCCATTTGCAATTAAATTTGTTAATAGTTTAATTGCTCCTCTTTTATGTATAAAATAACAAAATGTTCCTCCGTATGAATTTTCCATAAATTTTTCTGGATTATATTTTTCAATTGATATTTTATCTACATTATTTACATTTTTCTTTGAATGATTACCTAAAAATATAATATCCCAATCTGGAAATTTTTCATTCATATTATCTGGTACAATTTTTAAAAATTTTTCTGCTGATTTTGACATTAATACATCATCTTCTAATACAAGATACATATCGCATTTATTATCAGTTGTTAATTTACCCCATAGTTTCATATGACTAAATGCACATCCCATTATACCTTTTCTGAAAAAAGCATCAGATGTATGAAATATTTTACGCATTTTTTGATTTAATACTATTTGTTCACCATCTACTGCATCTTCTACTTCTATATTTAAAAGAGAAGTTATATGTTTGTTTTTTTCATAAAAATCTTTTAATCTATCTGGTCTCCTCTTTAAATTAATAACAAAAGTTTTAAACATTTTATTTAATTCTGTTTTTTGTTCTTTTTGTTCTTTTTGTTCTTTTTGTTCTTTTTGTTCTTTTTGTTCTTTTTGTTCTTTTTGTTCTTTTTGTTCTTTTTGTTCTTTTTGTTCTTTTTGTTCTTTTTGTTCTTTTTG